CTTGTCAACCTATAAATCGAATAGATTATCGAATGTTTCTGATGCATTTGCATCACTCAGATCCCAATCTAGTACTCCCATCAGGTTATCTAACTTCTTATCAACAATTGTTTGCTCCATCAACTCGTGGTCAAATGGCAAATCTTGAAACCATTGAGGTATTTTACTCGCATCAATTGGGTATGCAACACTCTTTAACTTGAATGTATTTGGTTTGAGTTTACAAATGATACACTTCATCCCATCCACAATCTCTACTGCATACTTGTCTTGATTGAGTTCTCGTAACATATTCCAGTTGAGTGCGGCTGATACATGACCAGGCAAGTGGACTTTATCTTTCTTGGCCTGTGCGCTACTTAGATTCATATCCCTGCCTAAAGCCTTTTTCGCTTTATTCACTTTGTTCTTGTACATAGTCAAGTTATTAACACGTGTTTGTGCGCCCTTTTCCCAACCTGGTTTTGTTCTAAATTCTTTCTTAAACACTTTAATCATACCAATAACATGTTCACGTGTACCGCCAGTCAAGATTGATAACAACACTTCACTTAGAAATTGTTGCATATACTTCGGAGTATCACTTCGCTTTAGGTCAAGACCCATTGCTTTAATCTTACCCGGACTACCATCAATATCTCTGCGTTCACCATCATCATCGTAAATCAACAATGCGTATCGTTTCTTCTTAATGAAGAGAGCAGTTTCGGCACAGTTCTCACGACCAGCAACAATGATTTCACCTTCTTTCCTAGGAACATTAAAGAATGTCTTCATAAACTCTGGAAAACTTGCGTTGACTTGGTCTGCGACTTCATCATACAGTTCTAAGACTTTATCTTTATTCCATTCTATCACCCCATTATCTATTTCTTCTTTGTATACTGGGTACATTGAATAATAGATAGAGTCTGTGTCGCCATAGATAACTGATGGACCTTTATAGTCATAGTCACCTACAATTACTTGATTAGTCTTCGCACCCATGTGTCGTGTGATACATCTTCCACTAAGAGTAGTTGATTGACCAATACGCTTATCATAGAAACGACAACCTTGATTCAATAACGCACCATACAATGAGTTCAAGTTAATCTTCTTAACTAACTGTCGCTTATCCCAGTGGGCAATCGCAACCGAATCACCATCTTTGATGGCTTCTTTCTTCTTCTGTTGCATCACTTGTCGTTCAGCATACCATCGTTCTAGTAAACTAGGAATGATACCTTGAACATCTTGATTGAAGATAGTACCGTTTGCTGTGACAGTCCAGTTCAATTCACTGTTGAATATCAAATCGTAGGCTTCAGCACCAGTTAGTTCTTTACACGTTTTGAGTTCTTCGAATGGGGCATCTTCAAGTACTAATGTAAGTACACTTGCTTTGTCCCGTTCGTTCATTAAACGAAATTCTTCTGAACTAAATGTGTCATCCCATGCTTGGGCGGCACCATATGTTTTAGCACCAGTCTTTCGACCTTCTGATATTCTACCACCGATAAGTGCATCAGTCAAATCTGGTCTAAGTTGACCAACAATAGTTTCTGGCGACATATTCATCGCACGAATAACGGATGGATAAAGAGAGTTGATGTCAACGCCAGCAACCCAGCGTTGTAATCCTGCTTTAGGTATTGCCACAAAAGCACCTGCTGCCTTCTGCATCTCAAGTTCTTGTAGTTCTTCGTCAGTGTAGTCTTCTACATCATCATCGGACCATGCTTTACGCTTTCTATCAGGCACTACCATATCTCTACGGTGTGCTTCATTAATGATTGCTTGTTCTGTTACCGCAACCGCACCCATTGTTGTTTTGATGTTCACTGTGTTATCGTGTGCGATTTCATTTGCAAGTTCGATAAATCTTAGTTTCTTATCAATCTTATCAAGTAACGCGGTATCTTGTCTGTTGTATTCTATAAATTTAAAGAAATCATTATTATACAATTGGTCCAATGTACCTTCGTATGCTACTTTTCGTTCGCCGACTTCGTGGGCACCAATAGTATCAAGTGCATAAGAATGCATTTCGTGGTAAGTATACTTACGATACAGTTCTAGATAGTCTAAGTGTATGCGACCCGATAAATCATAAGTAGATTGCTCTTTACCATACTTGATAACTTTTCGTTTCGATGGATATAAATCCCACAAACACATCTTTCGTGTATGAGACTTACTCAATATCAAAGCAATTCGGTTCACTGTGTACGGAATATCATAACCTTCAGAGTTCCAACCACTTAACACATCAGCATCTTCGATGACATCCATGAAGTCATTCAACATATCGCCTTCGTTTAGATACAGTTCTGTGTTCTCAAATTGGTCACAAATACGTTGTGCTTCGATAAGACCTTCGCCAGTTCTCATAGCCTTGGGTGGGATAACAAGAGTGACTAGTAAGTCAATCCATTGGAGATGGACAGTGATCGCGGTGATTGGCATGAAAGGATCACTTGGGTCAGCGAATCCCCTGTCTTTGTCGAAGTCAGTTTCAATATCGAAGAACGCAATATTTAGAGTCGGTGAATCAAGACCATTGTAATGTTCACTCAAACACTTAACCTCTGGTTTCATATCACTTTCGTAAAATGCTTTACCAGTATTGATTCTTCGTTCTTTGTGTAGGTCTTTCAGACGCTTACATTTGATTTGACGAACTTTGTCACCATGAATACTTACATGGTCGCCACGAGGGTCCTTTACATAGAACGTTCGCCAAGCGGGATAATCATTGTAAACTCGTTTACCTTTAACACGCTCCACAACCTGGACAATATCTTTATCCTTGTTGTAGTACGCATCAACATAACTCAAAGAGTTCGACCAACTGTTTCAAGAATAGTTTCCATATCCTCGAAATCTGCTCGAACCTCAGTTAATTTGGCTTTATGTGCGACAGAGATTGCTTTGTTTAACACTGATGGTTTCACATCAATCTCTTCTGCGATTGCTCGTACTGTGTCTCGTAGTCCACCCTTAAGGTCTTCACATTCCTGTAAAACTAGACAACCTTCGTTTACTAATTGTACTAATTTTGCTTTTTCTTCTGCGTTAATGGCATCAATTGACATATAAATCTCCTGTAAGTTAGGCAATAAAAAAGAGTGATTGCTCACTCTTTATATAATAACACAAGATGACTGAAAAGTCAATAGATTTATTATTTTTCTATAAAAGTTTGTTCTATTGCTTTTTGCATAATACCTTCAGCCATGCTTTCAGAATACTTTGATGCTGAAAGAGGATTACCAAAACCAGATCTTGTCGCCGCACCTGCCATTGCACCGCCAAGTGCTTTGCCGGCCTTCTTTAAACCACCACCAACTGCTCCAGCAATCGATTTGGCGGTACCAAACTTGTCGCCGGTACCACATGGTTTACCAGTTCCTACTATTTTACCATTAACACAGTCTGTTGGATTACCTGGCTTTCTTTTCATATTTATTATCATCTTGGCTTTTGGACTTTTTGGGTCGTGTATTTTACCATTTCTATCTGTTACCCCGTCAGTTCCCGCATATGCTTCTTTAAGGCTACTAAATGCAAAGTTTGATATCTTGAGCATACCTGCTTTAGTTCTTAACAAGGTGTCCATTTTTGCTTGAGTCTCTGGCTTAACTGCATCATATACTTGTGAAACTGCTGATGCTGTGTATAAATCTACTTTCATCTTGCCATCATCAAACTTAACTTGCATGTTTTGACTATCTGCTACAATTTGCTTAATTGTGTCGATTGCTTTACCAGTAGTATTTGGTTTAGTACTCATCATATTTACAAAATCATCTCTTGCTGAAACTGCCTCTGCATCTTCGTCTGCGGCTTCTTTTACTTTCTTACTGAACGCACTTTCACTTTTCAATGCTGCCAAGTTTTTACTCATTTGCTTTTTACGATTTTCTAAATCTTTGGCGGCTTGATTTGCCATTCCATCACCGGGCATTGTACCAGCAGTAGCAGTCTTTTCCTTCGACAGCCAATTACCAATTGCCTTGCCACCTTTATAAGCGGCTGTACCCAATGCTGCCGCGGCTGCGCCTACGGCTAGTACAGGTAAAATTTCATCTAACTGTTCTTCGTCAGTTTCAGTTTCTGATTCTGCATATCCTGATTTTGATGTTTTTATAGG